CGCTTAATTCGCTCTGTGCCTGGCCAAGATCAAAGGTCAGCTGTTCCGTCTGCTTCTTGTAGCGTTCCACCTCAGCCTTTAACTCCCTGACTGTGGCACTCTCCAAATCCACATCGGCCGCGAACTCTTCCCGCTCATAACTGTTGATTTGGGATATCAGCTCCAGCTTGGTGATCCCCAGGTCGGCGTGGTCGGCCATATACTTCTGACCCAGCTTTTCATAGGCTGATATGTAGGAATAGGCTTGCCGCTGCTTAATGCCGCAGGCTTGCTCGGCGTACTCCTCGAATGTGTCATAGCCCAGCTCCGTGTATAGACCCTCATCCCGCATAGTCTTAAGATCGTGGCACACATCTACCAGTGCTCTGGCCATTACCTGCCCATTGGCCAGGATCCGGGCGTGGGTGTCGTAGGCTTTCTGGGTTGCGGGCGTTACTTCTTGCATTGTAGTGATTTGGTTATCCATAAGTCCTCCTCCTTAACTGACTGCTTTTGCTTTTCTGTTTGACTTTAGATATGCAAGCCATGCTTGCATAAACTCCTGCACATCCGGTGGTGCGGGGCGGTTGTGATCGGCTCTGCACTGAACAACAGTGCCGTCCTTGAATTCTACGGTCACATAGGACTGATCCGGGTCCGACTGCTTTCGGACGAAAAGTATATCCGTCTTTCTGTCCAGGTACGGATTTGTATAGCAGGAGTACACGCAGTTGTGCTGGGCGCAGCCCTCTTTTAGCAGATCTTCCGGTCCCTCGGCCGGCCGAATGAACAGCCCGCTGCTGGCGTATGCATATTTGCGTTTCAACTTTGGCAGATCCTTAGCTAACTTCTTTGCCCGCTCGGCTTGCTCTTTTGCTTTCTTTTCATTAGCTCGGCGTGTCAATTCTTCGGAATACTGCCGGTGCAGATCTCGCAGATTCTGCGGTACGGCTACCTCTTTACGGTTAACATCCAGGCCCAGTCTACTGCACTGGTCCAGATAGTCACTGTAGTCTGACAGCACATTGGCTGGCGTTCCATATCCTCCAGCTGCCTGCCGGTTTACCCAGTTCACCGCCTTTTGCGGAGGTAGGTGTCTCCGCAAAACATCAAGCGCCTTATAGCATTTCTGCTGGCTCCAGCTGTGCTGAAAAACAAGAAAAAAGCGGAAATCTTCGTCTGTCATTTTGCAGCCGTATTTTTTCAATGCCTTTGTTGCTTTGAGTGTTGAACAGCAAATGTTGTCTTGCGTCTTTAACATACGGTACTCCTGCTTGGTCAGTCGCATAGCCTTGTAAGGCACCACTTGCTTGTAGTCCAGACCAGCTGTACAATTCCACTCCACCTGTTCGGCTACCAGGTCACCGTTGCCCTCTTTTATTAGACGCTCTGTAAGCACCGGGTACCGGCTATATTGATACAGTAACCCAAGCAGGTTGACCGGGTAGTTGGCTATAGCGCTACGGTACAGTTGCTGCGCACATTCGTGGTATGTCTCCCATGGCAGATAGCGTAGGTTACTTTTTTCCAACGCCTCTTCAAAGCCCAGCAGCTTTGCTCCCTCTCCCTCTGTGCACTTCCAACTGTTGTGATCCAGTTTGGCTGGCTCCACCGTGCACGGCAGTTTGCGTGTTGGCTTTTGTTTTACGCTGATGAACATATCGTCACAATAGTAACTGCGTTCAGCCACGAAGTGCTGCCCAAGATTGAAGTATGCGGCGTACAGCAGTCCGCCCATTTCTGGCGCGGCCTTAAAGCCGTATCTATAGTCTTCGTACACCCGAACGAAAGAAAGTAATATCCCACCGTTCCTTGTCCGCTGCGTTACCGCTACCACTGCCGCGTTGACCAGCTGACTACGGCCACGCCCGGCGTCTTTGGCTTGGACTTCGTGCCCGCAGGCGGGGCAGCATACGGTGTCGTTATGCCGTGCAGAGCGGCAAGCTGCGTGTTTGTCCGTCCATAGTCGCATGTTCTCAATGTCGATCTGCACATCCTTGCCGCAAGCGGTACAATAGCCATACCTATGGCCGCATTCTTTGTGCTTAAAAAAATACTGCTCGTTGACGAACACCTGCTTATGTGCGAATGTCAGTATCTTTTTCTCCGGCAGTTTCGGGCGGCCGTCCCAGATTTTCTCTGCCTGTTCCTGCGTAAGCGTGTTCAGCTTTTTCCCCATATCTACACCTCACAGCAGATCCAGCAGGTCGATGATCTCCGCCTTGGTCTCTTCGGCGGTAAAGCCGTAATAGCCCGCTGCCCATTCGTACACGGTGTCATCCGGCACGGCTGCGCAGTTGCCCGCTGCTTGTTTCCGGGCGTTGCTGGTGATGTGATCCCAGCAGCCTTTCAGGCTCTTGCCCTCATCCAGCACCTTGTCCGCGTTTTCATCATTGACCAGGCAGTGGTCTATAATGTGTGAGCATAGCAGACGCACGGTGGCGCTACCCATCTTCTCCGCCTCCTGGTCGATCTTATCAATGGCTTTTTGGATTTTCTCGGTCATTTCAGCGTTACCTCCTTGATCTGCGCCAGCGCGCAACGCTGGCAGTGCTCGTCCAGTTCCGGCTTGTCCAGGCCGCACCGGTTATTGATTGAGCCGTAGATACACACATCTCTGCATATCGTCGCCAAGATCGCAACTGTAGTTTTTTCGTTCTCATTCTTCATTATTGCGCTCCTCAAAGGCCATACCGGCCACGGTGCCCAGGTTGATCAGATCCCGACATACAGCTTCTGATTTGGACAGATCCATTGTTCTGATCACGCCCTGCACGATCAGGCCGGACTTAACTACCACCAGGTCCCCGCGCCGGTACAGATCGTACCCCTCTTCTTCCTTTTCGATAGGTTGCAACGCTCTTTTGTTGATGAATGTCATGCCCGCACCTACAATCAGCGGTTGCCATACAGCGCCTGCGGCTACAATGCAGGTGTCCAGCGGGGCGGCATATTCTTCATCGGGGCATTGGTCTGCCAGCGGCAGATCCGCTTTCGGCATTCTTGTCATGATCACGCTGTCGTCCTCTGCCAAGTCAGCGACCATACGCAGCGTCTCCGGCGTGTATTCCGGGTGGCCGTACAGGATGTACCCGCAGCTGCCATTACTGAGCATTTGCTCGCCGTCTGGCAGGTCATATAGAAAATAGGCCTTGCTTCGCTTGCAAATTGATAACATTTTTTTAAAGTTCATCTGTCTGTCTCCTTTACGCTTATGCCGTGAATGTACAGCATAAGTTTTCGCTTGATGATGTATTCCTTTGTTTTTGTACCCTTGGTGTCCTCCACCACCCACTTCCAGGTGCCGTCCGGCTGGCAGACCTCATATACAAAGTCCGCTTTATAAATCACCGGGCGCTCTTTTCGGTATTCGCCGACCCCTGCCGGGATCAACTCATAAGGGACCTGCTCCCGCAGGTTGCGCACCAGGCCGTGCCGTTCCAACAGTTGCAGCTCCTTTGCCCGCTTGCACTCGCTCCGGCTGTCGTAGGTGCGACCATCTGTTTGTGCTTTTACCGCGTGATATTTGTTTTCGCCTTTTGCCCGCTGCCGGAGATACTCCTGGTACTGGGCAGCAGTCCAGTGTTCTTGGGTACCCATCAGCCCGCTGCCTGCTCCGCAGGAGCGTAAGCCATACGGATGAACTGGTGCTCCACTGCACCAATGCGCTGCTGCTCCTGCTCCAGGCACTTTTGCATATACTTGCTTGAAAGCACTGTCTCCTCAAACTCCCGACGCAGATCATCGGTCATACCGTATTGGCCCAGGCCTTTGGCGCTCTTAAAGGCGTCCCACTTTGGCCGGATCAGCGGATGGTTGATGTTCAGCTTGAAGCCGTATGCGTTGTGCGGTGCCAAAATCAGCTGTGTTTGGCGTTCCCGCTCTAAGTTGCGCACCTTGTCCCGCATTTGTTCCCATTGCTGTATGTATGTCACTTTGTCCTCCTAACACAGGTACCTATGGTTCTTTGCCCGAATAGGGCAGAGCACATAGGATTGATACTTAAAACCGGTGACTTCGTCCTCCCAGTTGTTCAGCGTGTCCTTGACCACATAGTATCCCTTGGGTGCTCTTGGCTCATCTGCCCAGTGGTCGCTATAGATGACCTGGTATTCCGGTTCCGGTACCACCAGGTTACGGCTGCGGCTAAAGCACACTCTGGACTTGGCCGTTGTGTACTTGCCCTCGTGCCCTTGTTTGATGTGGGTCTCCTCGCGTAGGTACCCACCGTAGGTGTGGTGGTCTCGATCATCCACCGGTACATATTCCACCCGGCCATAAGGCCACCTGGGCAGCTTGGTTAAGTCAATACCGGACAGCGCCATGTGGATATGTGGGTTCTTGTCCGGGGTCTCAATGGCTCTCATCCACTTGAATTCAACACCGGCCTTTTTGTAGGCATATCGCAGTTTGGC